ATGATAATATACAAAAATAACCATGTAGTTTCCCTTTATGAAGGATTAAGAAGGGAGGTTGCATGGTTTTTGCGTTTAAAAAAAAGAAAATTAAAAGAAAAAACTTTTAAAGAATTGAAAGAAGAATATATTCTATATTTGCAGTTAAATAAAAGAAGTGTCTGGACTATTAAAACATATACAGAAAAATTTAATAGTTTCCTAAAATTTATTGGAAATGATTTTTTATGTGCAGATATTACAGAAAAGGTTATAGAAAATTATAAAAAGGAATTATTAAAAACAAATAGGGAAACAAGTGTAAATACACATTTAACTCATCTGAGAACTATTTTTAATTTTGCAAGTAAAAGAGGTTATATGCAAAATGTTAAAATAAATAAACTCGAATCACAAGAAAAAATTAAAAATGTTTATAGTAAAGAAGAGTTAGAAAGGTTATTGTTAGAAGAGCCACGAGAAACATTTATGCAGTATCAAGCTAGGGTAATTATAGCAACTTTTGTTTCAACAGGTTTAAGATTATCAGAATTAACATCTCTACAGATAAGAGATGTAGATTTTCATAATTCTGTTATTTATAGCAGACATACAAAAACAAAAAAATCAAGAATATTACCTATATCTACAAGTTTAAGAAGTATGTTGGTCGAATGGATTAGCTATAGACAGGCAGAAAATGAAAAGGATGGTTTATTCTGTAACAGTTATGGGAAAACACTTAAACAGGCAACACTTAGAACACTTATGTATAGATATTTTGATCATAAAAATGTAAAAAGTGGCGGCATACATCAGTTTAGAAGAACATTTATAACTTATGCAGTGCAACAAGGGGTAGACATAATATCTTTAAGTAGAATCACAGGTCATCAAAATTTAAAAATACTAAATAAATACTATGTTAACAGTACGGAAAGAGTTAAGAATTTAGCGGATACAGTTAGTCCGCTAGAAAAATTAGATGTACTAGAGCATAAAAAGAAAAGAATAAAAAAATAAAGGTAGTTACCGCTACCTTTTAGATAAAACTTATAATGTTTTACAACTGAATATTATTAAATACTCAACTTTGATTTAATTCTATCAAAAAAAATAGGAATTATCAAGGGTGTATTTCCTATACCCATTTTTAAGGTATATGTGAAGTGTTTAAGCACTCTAGCACTTTAAAATATAGAGTAGGTGTTGTGAGCCGATGCGATAAATAAACTCGGACTTGTACTATTTCTGCTATTGTAGGACAAGCCCGTCAGAAGGGTGTGTATGACCTTTTAAAACATTATACAGGAAGGTAAACTGGTTACATTGTAACGGGATTATGTGGATTGTTAGGGCAGTTTTTAACAGAATGAAGCATAATACAATAGTAGTATAAAAGAAACTTCAGAACGACCGACAGAGCATATTTTTTTATATGCTTTTTTATTTTTCCTCTTCTGCTTAGGGGAAACTATATCATTTCTTAGAACTCTCTCCAAAGCATATAAGACGTAACACGAAAGTCAAGTGTGTAATCAAAAAATTCTATAACAATTTTTAATGATATATTAGGAAAAGAAAGCGATAGGAATGTTTTTTATAAAGATAGAATTAGAAATGAAAAAGATTTTGAAAGTAAGGTTTAATATATAACATATACAAAGAACTAAAATATAAGAATTAATTAAATTAATACTAAATTAACGTTCACCTACGAAGGGGATTGTTAGTTTTGCTTATCTTTTACTCGACTTCGGAATTAATACCGAGGTCGACCTGTTTTTAGGCTTAGTAGGTAATGTAAATCCTATGAAAATGGCTAAATGTATTAAAGAATTAGAAAGAATTTATGGAATTAGACAAGGTAGTGCGGGAAGTTCCCATACAGATAATCTTAATGGAAAAACTCAAAAAGATTTAGCAAATCAATTAGATATTAGTCAACAACAACTGCAAGATTACAAAAAACTTAATGAATTAATACCAGAATTACAATCTTTGGTTGAAACAGGTGCTTTAAAATCTACAACCGCATATAAAATATGGACTAGATTTTAGTTTTAGCGAAAAAATGCAATGGGCAGAGCAATTAAAAGAAGAATATAGTAAGATTGCTAAAGAGAATCAAAGATGTGGACAAGGTGGAGTTTTGCTTAGTACAACATTGGACGAAGCAAATATTAGAACAGATGAATCAGTTGCAAATGACTTAGATATGGGCAAAACTACATACAGAAAAGCAAAATACATATATGAAAATGGGAATAATGAATTAATTCAACAACTAGATGATGAGGAATTGAGTATTTAAAATTAAACAAATCTATATTAATATTAAAATATATAAAGAAAGATTTATATATTTAGGAGGAGTCTATGATATATATAACAGGAGATACCCACATTCCTATAGATATAGAAAGACTAAATTTTTTGGACTGTAAAAATTTAATGAAAAATGATTATGTTACCATATGCGGAGATTTTGGTGGAGTGTGGGAGAATAGTGAGATAGAATTATGCTATAGAGAATGGTTACAAAGTAAGCCTTGGACTACTCTGTTTATAGATGGAAACCATGAAAATTTTGATTTATTAAATTCCTATAAAGTAGAAGAATGGCATGGCGGGAAGGTGCATTTTATAACAGAAAATATTATTCATTTAATGAGGGGACAGGTATTTAATATTAATGAACTAAAATTTTGGACTATGGGTGGAGCTACTTCGACAGATAAAGAGAATAGACGAGAACATATTACATGGTGGAAAGAAGAAGTTCCTGATTCTAACGAAATGAGAGAGGGATTAAGTAATTTAGAAAAACATAATAATGAAGTAGATTATATATTAACTCATACTTGTTTTAATTCAGTGCTAAAAGATATAACTGAAATATTTGGTTTTCAGCCTAAACCTGAGGAAAATTTAAATAAATATCTTGAAATAATAGAGGAAAAGGTTGATTTTAAACATTGGTATTTCGGACATTTTCACGAAGATATCGAAATAGATGAAAAGCATACAATGATATTTGAAAAAATAATAAGAATACAGTAAAAAAGAAGTTTAAAGAATTAAGAGTTTCTGTACTTAATTCTTTAGACTTCTTTTATTAATAACTGTATATTGATACTGTTATATGAAATTAGTATAAGTAAATATTCAGAAATAATTACTAGCTTATATTAATAATAGAATAATAAATTTAATTTAAAAGGTGTTACTATATGTGATACCTTTTTTATTTATCTTAAAAGATATTTATAATAAGTTCAGGTTGAAGAAAAATAAAGACAATTAAATAGATTAAATACATAAGTTACCACAAATTACATAAAATAAAAGCGAGGTGATGGATAAAAATGTTATGTTGCAAAGAACCAAAAGAAATATGTAAATCAATTCTGAATAAAAAAATATATGAGCAAATTAATTTTTATAATATGAATTTTTTAATAGAAAGATATGAAGGTTATTTATATAATAATGGATTTCTAGATGCTAAAAAGTCTAAATGTTTAAATTATAAGAATAATTATATAAATCCTTTATATAGCGAAGAGTTTATAAATGAAGAAAAATTAAAAAAACTGTATTTACAAATAATAAAAGAAAATTATATAGTATTTGATTGTTATTATTTCATAAGTGGATTAATATATGAATATTTTATGAAAAAAAATATTTTTGAATTTAACTTTAAAATAACTGACAATATAAGATATTTTATAATGTTAGAACTGTATGATCTTTTTGGAGATCCTAACGAAGATGACAACGAAATTATAAATAGTGTTTATCAGAATGAACAAAGAGTTTTAAAATATAAGAATATAAAAACAAATAATTCAAGGGGGAGTACCAATATAAGAAAAAGTGCAAAAAAATTAAGAGAAGAAATGTTAAATATATACGGGAGTTGCAGGATCTGTGGGATTAAAAATAAAGAATTTTTAGTAGTAAGTCATATTAAGGATTATGCAAAATCAACCCAATTTGAACAAATGGATATAAATAATTGTTTTTTATTATGTTCTAAACATGATTTTTTATTTGATAAGAAACTAATTACTTTTAATGATAACGGGAATATTAAAATATCTAAGAGAATAAAAAATAATGATTTGATAATGAGGGAATATCTTATAACAGGAAATGAACATATTAATTTAAATAAACATAATAAGAGATATTTAAAATGGCATAGAGAGTATTTTGATAAAGAAGACTAGGATTAAATTTCCTAGTCTTTTACTATTTCTAATACATCACCTATATCAACTCCTAAAATAGTACATACTTTTTCGAGTACGTTATAGCTTACAGCATTAGTTTTTCCCATTACAAAATTATACATTGTATTGTATCCTATATCACATTTTTTAGAAAGCCATCTTATATTGCGCTCTCTTTCGTTTAATATATCCATAACTTTTACTTTAATCATAATTTTTCCTCCAATTAACAACATTTCATTACAATAATTATAACATGTAAATTATAAATAAATATATTTAAAACATAAATAATTATCATGTTGACATGATAAAAGATGAAGCGTATAATATAAAATATAAGGTAAATAAATGAAATAAGGAATTTCTACCACATATAAGTTATATTTTAATAAATAATATTACAATTTATACTTTATAAAAATTTAAAAACTATGGAATAATAAAGTAGAAAACAAATTAATAAAAGAATGGAGGAATAAAGAATGATAGATTATTTAGATGAAATAGTAAAAAACGCTAAGAGAGAAGAGGAATTAAGAGAGAAAAAACTAAAACATTTAGTAAGATTTTTAAAATCTAATAAATTATCTTTAATTAGCGATAATATTGCTACAGTAGATAAGAAAAATATAATAGAAACAGAAACAGATATAATAGTTACAGGAAATGCAGTTGTAGGGGGATTAGAAGAATTTATAGAAGGATATAGTTTAAATATTTCTAAAGAGGGATTCCTAGATTGGAAAGAAGATTGGTTTGCTGGAGCTATTAACTTACATTATATAAATTCAGATAAACAATTAATGCTAGATGGTGCAAGGTATGTGTAGGGTTATTAATTTAGCAGAATATAGAAAAGCAAAAGAAGAGGAGAAAATGGATATAGAAAGATTAATAAAAGCTATAAAAGATTTTCCCTATCAAAATAAGGAAACAGAAGAACAATGTAATTATTACTTAAAACAATACTTAAAGAAAATCAACTTTTAATCTATATTAGCCAATATTTTAGATGTTTTGGAAACCTTTGTATAAAATTTTTTTAGTTTGCTTGACAGTAAAACAAAAATAGCGTATTATATAAAATATAAGCTTAACAATTAAACAAAGGATGTGGTTTATTTGATAGGATTGGAATACATTTTAAGTTTATATAATCTTACGCAACAGGAACTGGCTGAGGAATTAGGTATAAAGAAACAAAACATAAACCAGTGGTTTAAAGGTAGTAGAAAAATACCTAAAAAATATTTAAGTTATTTAAATGAAAAGTTTAAAATTCCTATTGATTATTTTAATATGGAAATTAAAAAAAGTGATGAATTAAAGATTAAAATAATAAAATTGAAGAATGAAAACCCTCCTAAAAAAGTTACTAGAGTTTTTGATACTGCTGAAGAGGGGAAACTTGAAATTGAAGAAGAAGTTTATGAAGAATCTATTGAAAAAGAGATTATTTTATTAAATATAGAAATCAAAAGACAAGAACTTTTGGAAATAATTTATAAAATGATTAACTTTAATTATAATAATGAAATAGATGATATTGAAGAATATGTTGAAGAAAATAGAAAAATAATAAGTGTATTTGATTATATAACAGCTATCTTAGAAAGTAAAAAAGTAGAATCAGACTTCTTGTTGGAAATTCTTAATGCAGTAGTATTATCATTTGAAATTGAGGAAGGATTTGATATAAGACCATTTGTAAGACATTTAGAAATGATTTTTCAATGCTATGAATTTGACAAACATTTAAATTATTGCGTAAAAAAACATAATGAATAGAGTGTTTTAAAAGAACACTCTTGATATAAATATTATTCCAATCATGCAGAAAATGAAATAAACACAAATAAACTACTTCAATATTAGGAAATAGTTATATAAATACATTTATTCAATTATTTCAACAAAATACACTAAAATATAACCGAATTTCCAGATTGAGGTTATATAATAAAAGTAGTACAATAAAATGTACAAGCTATTTAAATTGTAACTTAGGGAAAAGTCTACCCAATTTGCCCTCTAGTACCTTTTTATTGTATGTTGCCTTGTTTTTGTTTCTTATTTACTATTATTTTGTAAATAACTGGTTAAAAAACTTCGACTTAATTATATTAAGCTAAGTTATTATGTTTACTGATATTATACCAGATTATTATTGCTATTTCAATGGTTTTAAAATATTAATTTTATTTAAATTTAGGGGGATGAATTATGAATATTGAAAAACTAAGAGAAGAATTCAAAAAAGAAATGGACAAGGTTAAGAATGGTGGAGAAATTACAGAAAAATTTGAGCAGTTAAGAAGAGAATTAAGAGATTCAGAAATAAAAGAGTATGGACAAGTAAGTAAAGAAGAAATACCATTTTAAAAAATTAATTACAAATATAAATTAAAAATATGAAGGGTGGAAATTAATTATGGCAAAGAAGACTTTATGTAAGGAACAAAATTTTAGAGGAGATTACAATAACATATTTTCAAAAACAATGAATTTTATTGGAATTAATTGTTTTTCAGATATAGGAAGGTGTGAAAAAATTCTTATAAATGATTATGAAGTTAATATAGGCAATTATTTTGATGAATTAGAAAAGGATATTAAGAAATATTTAATACAAAATAAATTATTTATAAGTGGAGTTAATATGGAAAAAGATGTAATAATAATTACTGCTACTACAGATATATATGATTTGTTATTCGTTCCAGAAATCAAAGAAGAAGAGGTTACGGATGCAAAAATCATAAATAAAGAAAAGCATGAGGAATTAATAAGTTTAGGGGAGGAACTAATAAAGAAATGTTCTTCTTCAAATGATGACATAGCCGTTTGCATAAAAAAGGATGGAAGTATATATCATACTACAAATGATTTTAGTCGAGAGATATATTATGGAGATGCTATTGTGGTTTATACAGTAGATAATACAACAACTATAGAAAACATTAGGGAACAAATTGAACAAGCAAGTAATATTACAAAAGAAGATTTTATAACAGACCAAGAACGAGATAAATTAATAGAAAAAGAGAATTATGAGTATGCAAAAAAGTATGGAAAATTTTGTCCTGATTGTGGAAGTATAGCTACAAATTTAGCACCAAATGGGGCAGGTGTTATGGAAGAATGTAATTGGTATTGTCAAAAATGTGGATGGGAAGAAGAATAAAACATAAATAAAGGACATTAGGGGAGCTATTCCCCTTTTGTCTAGTTAAAAATCAATTAAAAGAAATGTGGGGAGTATAGAATAATTAATTACATATAGGATATTCGGGCAATCCTGCCCTTCATATCCCGTTTTTTGAAATATAAAAATCGATTATGAAAGGAAAGTGATTAATAATGAAACAAATTAAAGTATTGAAAATTAATCAGTCAAATATCAATAATGAAAATGAAGTTATTAACTTACAAGATGATAATATAGTAAAAATAGGAACATATAATTTTTTAATAAAATTATTGGAAAATTATAGAGATAAGGAATTTGAAAATGGTGAGCAAGTTACAGAATTTATAAAATTAACATTACCAAACAATGAAGAAGATGCGAAAGAGGAATGGTTTAACGGAGTAAAATGGGAAAATAAATTATATAAAGCATGGTTCTCTACAGTAAATGGAATGAAACAAGAGGATAAGCATTCTAAAAGTATATGTGAGGTTATATTTATAAATGAGGAAATAGTAGATTTTAAATCATATTTTGAAAATATAATTTCATTAGGAAAGTTTTCTAAAATAGATAAAACTGTAGATATGTATGTAAATAAAAAGATATTAAGCAGATTTTCTTTAGCTACATCTGATTTAATAACAGAAATAAATATGCCTAATATAATTATATTACCATCACATAAAATAGATTGGAAACGTACATACAAAACAGTAGAGCCAAAAGATGCCACATATACAACTAAAAGTGGAAAAGAAAAGACATGTGTAGATTATGATCTAGTAGATTATAAATTCGATACAGATAAAAGAGATGATAATGGTAATCCTATAGACGTATTAAATGTATTTGATGGCGGAGGAGTAGCTACTCCAAAAGTTATGGATTCTATAGGGAAATCTTTAGGTAGAAATGATATTGATTTTGCAATAATTCGTGGATATGGAATCAGTATAAAGGGTATGGTAACTAGATTTAATATTATAGATTATTTAAATGTGATGCATTTTAAAACAGGAGATACAGATTACTGTAGAAAAGTTGATAGTCATTTTGAGCTATTAGATATGTATGGAGATTGGCAAAAGGTTACTGATAATACATTACTTTTAAATGAATCAATGGTTAAGTTAGCTGATATGTTTAAAAATATGGAAGAGTACAATACTTTATTAGAAAAATGCAATTGTGAAGAATACATAAATATATATAACCTTTTAAATAAATTATACATAACTAAAGTTAATAAAAGAAATAAAGAACTAGAACAATATAGAAAAATGAACTATCAAATTATGAACGCTTTAGCTTTAACTAAAAAAGAATATAAAACTTTAGCAAAACAGGATTTAAAATTATATAAAAAAATATTAAAACCATATGAAAGAGATACACATGAAAATGAATTTAAAATAAATGTAGATTACATAAACTTATTTTATAATCAATGTTGTAATACAGAAGATGAAGTAGAAGATTTAAAAGAAATTACTAATGTAGTAGATAAAAGCAATGTACTTATAAATATAAATCAAGAAAATGTAAAATTATCTTATGTTAAAAAGAACTTAGCAAAACTTATAGAAAAGAAAATAAGGGATATGGCTCAAGGTAAAATAACATTAAAAGCAACTTATAATTATATAGCTGTAGATCCAATTACATATATGAATTTTGCAATGACAAGAGAATTAGGTGACAACGGATTAAATAAAGATGAGTTTTATTGTAGGGGAATTCAAGATGGAGAAATTAGGACAATATTTAGAAATCCATTAATGGCTTATTCAGAGGTACATAATGCTGGATTTAAAAGAAATAAATTTTTAGATAACTGGTTATGTAAATCAGAAGAGATTGTTTATTTTAATGATAAGTCAGATATTTTGAGTCTTATGGGGTCGGCTGACAAAGATGGGGATAGCTGTACCATGATAGATAATGAAATAGTTAAAAATGCAGTTATAGAGCCTAAGGATGGAAAGTACTTCTGTTTTACTGCAGATGGGGATAAAGTTCCTTGTAAATTCGATGATGAAGGCAGATTTTTAGCTACGTATAAACCAGCAGGGAATTTAATAGGAGAAGTAGCTATTAGGGGAGCAAGTGTTAATAATAATAGTCAAAGAATTCCTATATTTTATAATAGTAAAAATAAAGAATTTTATAATTATAATTATATAAAAGAAGAAATAATAAAAAATAAACAGGTTAATATAGAAGATAAAAAAGAAGAAGAACAATATAAGATAATTAAAGATTATATAGAAAATGAAATGATTAATAAAAATAAAGAATTACAATACAGTAATAGTATAGAAAATGAAATATTAAGAGAAAAAATTAAAGAAAATTTCTATAAGAATGAAAAAGATATATATTCGTTATTATATGTATCTTCTTTAGTTATAGACAGTCCCAAAACAATGAATACAATAGATGTAGAACAATATATTAAGCTTATAAAAAATAAATATCCTCAAAAGGCAAACTTTTTACAATATGTACAAAGATTAGAAGATGTAAAAGAAAAAGAATATGCAAGTATTAAAAATTCTACATTGGATAAATTTGGACAAAAGGTGCAAAAGGAATTACTAGATAAAATCGTAAAAGGTAAAAAAGATTTTTCTGATAGAAGTAAAAAATTGCAGGAGCAGTTAAAAAATGATAAATGGACTAAAGAAAATTATGAAAAAGCTATGGATGAAGTGTCTAAAATGTATGATTCTTATAAATCAGAAGTTGATAAAGTACAATTAGAGAAAATAAGAGGTAAGAATAAGATAAATAGTAAATTAGCAGAGCATCATAAAATATATGATGATTTTGTTAAAGATAAATGGACAAATCTTATATGGAAGCAAGATCATGAAAAAATTAAAGAAAAATTTAATGAAAACTATAAGAAATATAAAAAAGAATTAAATAAAATTGATGCAGAATTTTTATTAAAAGCCAATGAAACAATAGATAATAATGATATTTATAGTATTGCTATGGTTCTATCTGACTTAGAAAAAATAAGCGAAAGATTTATAATTAACTTTTTTATGAGTGCTTTAATTGCCGTAGATAAAATAAGTCCAAGCATTAAATATGAGTATTACAAATGTAATCATAATGAGGAAAATAGCATTGAATATATGTATGAAACTTATAAAAAAGTTGAGAAAAAGATGAATTTATCAGATTCAGTTATAAAAAAATTATCTACAAATGATTTAGTTAGATATAAGTTAGCTGCGGAAGTTAGATTTAGAAATGAGGATACACAATTAATAGAAGATATTAAAAACGGATTAGATGAAAAAGGATATTATGATTTGAATATAACTAATTTAGAAGTCTTTCCAGAATTTAAGAGAATAGTAGAAGATAAAAAAACGATAAGAATTAAAGGTTTTATGTTGAAGAAAAATGGTACAAATTCTATAAACAAAAAGAGTTTTGGAGTATGTATAGAGCTATAGGGTGTTTGGGGTTCTACCCCTTCACACCACATTTTGTGGAAACTCAATTATGAGAGGATGCTTAATCATGAAATATTATAATATAGAAAAGAAATATTTAGCTTTGTCATTAAGTTATTTGGGATTTAAATTTTATATATTTGATAAAGAAGATGGAACGAAAATATATTCTTTTGAAGATACAGAAAAATTTAGGATGGCTTTAACAGAGCTAACAAAATTAAAAAATAAATTAAAGTAAAAATTACAAACGGACTTAATTAAGATTATGGAATTAACAAATTGAGATAGGGAAGGTGGATATTACAATGAAAGAATACTATGAAATTAGAAAAAAATATCTTGCAGAAGGACTAGCTTTTTTAGGTTATAGATATTTTAAAGAAGGATTTGGTAAAGATACAATTTATAAATTTAAAAATACAAAGGAATTTAATACAGCCTTAAATGAATTAATGAAATTAAAAAATAGAGTAGGACAATATTTAGAGTAATTATTTAATTAAAACCGAGTATGGAAGTGGGGAAGCCGAGTATGGAAATTGAAAGTTTAAAAAATGAATGGTTAAAAGATAAAAATAAAGAATTTAAATATAAAGATTTATGTGGAATATTAAATTTAAAAGAAAAAGGAAGAGGTAAATCAAGGATATTACAATTAAAAGATTGGGAAAGATATTTTAATTTTTATAAGCCTAACTCTAAAGGTCAAAAGTATATTATTAAAGAATTTTATACAGGAGTAAAGCCAAAAATTAATAATAGAGGTAAAAGCGAAGGGAGTAGAGGACACAACAATACATATGCACAATATATAGATCCAATATTGATTAATTATTTTTCTAAGATATTAGAATATAGACAAGAAAATGATTTGGATTTAATTATTTATGAAACTACGAATATGTTAGCAGAAAGAGCAGGATTTGTTAATTGTAATTATAGAATAGCAAATATATATAAAGATAAATTTTTATATTATATTAATAATAGAGAGAAAGAAAAAATAGACAAAACAATAATATATGATGTGTTCGGATATTTAAGAGGAATTATTAAACCTGCGATAAGAGCATCTTTAAGCAGATTAATGAAAGAAAATTATATAGACTTTATAGAAACATATATGATTTATAAAGATTATGAAACAAGATGCTGTACATATGAAGAACTAAAATTAATAAGAAAAATAGAAAAAGAAGTTTTGAAGGAATTGAAGATTAAAAAAAATAAATTAAATTATAATGATAAATTAAAAAGTAAATATTATAACTTAGTGAATAAAAGAATTAAAGGAAAAATTGAATGTGATGGAATTTATGTTGGATTTAAAATAAAGTTATTAGAAAATCTTAAAAAAAATACTATAGATTATATAAAAAAATATAGAAAACAATTAAATGAAATTGTAATGGAAAAAACTAAAAATAAGATGAATGAGATTAAAAATAAAATTGAAGAAGAGCATGGAGATTTTTGGGGAAGTATTAAGCCAAGTTTGCCAGCTTGGATTAAAGCAAGATTAAATTGTAATTATATAAATAATGTAGAATGTATAATAGATTATATTTTAAATTTAAATAAAAGCAATATAACAGAAAAAATAGAAAAGATAATTTTACCATGGGAAAAAAGTAAAAAAGAAAATATGGAATTAGCAAAAGAATGGTTAGAGTTAGGATATATAAATAAAGAGGATATAGAGATTCCTTATTGATTTTTAAGATTTAAAGCGTTCACCTTTCAAAGTTTCATATATAATGTAATTTATCCTTAATCTATATAATATATAAGAGTTTGAAAGGTGAACGCTTTAGAAAAGTATAAAATAATAAAAAGATAAATAATTATAAATACGTTCGTTGAAAGTTCGGGGCGTGGGGTGAAAACTTGTGAACGTGTGAATTTAATTAGATATTTAGGGATAGTAGGTGAGGTACGAACCGTACTAGCCATTAATAGATCATTAAAGAGAAGGGTTCAAGTTTTCAAGTCCCCACTATAATTTAATATAAAATAATGAGTAGATAACTGATAATTATACAGTAAATTCTACTCTTTTTTATTATATGTTATTAGATTATATAGGACAACGGACTTCCAGTCCTTATGTCCTCTTTTTGCGGAAAAATATGAAAAATATCTTATTCAAAATAATAAAATGGAGGATGATAATATGGAAAAATTTATTTGTAAAGATTATGGAATTGATTATGTTTCAAAACTTGAACAATTAAATGATTATATAATAGAAAACTTAAATATGGAATTAACGGATAACAGGATTACAAAAGTAACTAAAACAATCGAAGGTTGGGAAAAAGTTATAAAAAGTGAAGAATTTAAAAATGATAATATTGAAAGTAATTTAGAAATAATTGAAGAATTAAAAAAATATAGAGGTTATGATTGTTTATATTATATTAATCATAAATATGGTGGATGCTGGGGACAAGGATTTGTAATCATAGATGAAAAATTAAATTATATAGATTTTGTTAGGACTATCTAAAACTGATTAGTCCTTTATTAATATAAAAATATATAGTGGAGACACTTAAAAGAGCCAAGGAGGAGTTTTAATGGATAAATTAACTAAAACAGAAATTAGAAAGAATTTTAAAATGATTGAAGAAGAATTAAATAACAGGGAAGAATGGGAATTAGAGAACGGGTGTGTAGAATATAGATTGTTTTTAAATAGAGATGGTAATTTGAATTTTATTATTTTGGATGATGTAGAAGATGATAAATATGAAAATTATACAATAGAATTAGAGGATTATAATGTGAAATCTATATTAAAAGCAACAATAAATTACATATATGAAAATGAGATTAATTATAGAAACAATTATATAAGAAAGACTAAATCATTTAACAGTAGAAAAATTAAATCCCTGACATTATGGCTAGAACGTAGTAAACAGGATAGAGTCCAAAAAATTAATGAAGAATTAGCAGAAAGATATAAAACAACTAAGATGATGGAGAATAAAGTTGTAGAATATAAGGATTACATAAGAGATTTATATAGTTGTTTAAGTATTTTGTGTTCAAATTGGAAGGCACAAGATATTAAGAGTTATGTGTTTAATAAATTAAAAGAAAGTGGATCTACAGATTTTTCCATGACAATGATAGATTCTAATACAATTAATATAACAAAATATAATAATAAAGATGAGGTTATTAAAAGTTTTAATATTGTTATAGATACATATTCACATAAAGATATAATTTTAAATATGGTTAGGAATATGTTAAAAGAAGCAGCTTAATAATTACATATAAAAAACGAAGGTGACTTCGTAAGTGTAAACCCACCAATGACAACATTAAGCCTTTTAAACTTCTATTAATATAGTTGTCTATTAGTAGAGAATAGTTTAAAAGTAGAGGTTTGTGGGCATGCCCTCTTTAGTAAAAATTTTATACATATAAGTGAAAGAGATATAGGAAAAAGTCTTATATCTTTTTTGTGTTTTTGAGTACGATTTTAAAAAAGCGGATTAATAACTTTTTAGAAACATTATAAAAACATGGAGGATTGATATTATGATTAAAAAATTAATAAGTGGTATATATAAAATCGAAGATATAGAGACAGGAAATGTTTATGTTGGAAGTGCAGATTCTGAAAATGGTATTAAAAAAAGATGGAGTTGTCATCTTGCACATTTAAGAAAGAACAAACATTATTATAAAGAGTTACAAGAAGCATATAATGATAACCCTGAAAGAATTAAGTGGGAAATATTAGATGTTTGTTCTGACGATGAGTTAGAAGAAAGAGAAAACTATTGGATTAAATATTGTGACATGATTGATGGTTGGCATGTTATTAATAAAGAAAAAAGAAGTAAAAAAAGAAGTAAAGTGAAAGATACAAGTAATATGAGCAAAGCACAGACAGGAGATAAAAATGGACATAATACTAAATTATCTGTGCAAGATGTTAAGGAAATTAAAAGAGCCTTAAAAAAAGGTGTTAAACAGGTGATTTTAGCTGAACAATATAATGTTAGTCAAACGCATATATGGAATATTGCTAACGGAGTAAGATGGAATAGTGTACAGGTATAAAATATATGAGTCAGCTGTAGAAATTTTTAAAAAGTCTACAGCTTTTTTTTATTTAATGATTAGAAAGGTGGAGTTAATATGTATAGTCTAACAGAAAAAGAAATAAAAATGTATGAATTAGGTTTAGAATATGGATGTAGTCCTAAAGGATTAATTGCTCTAGCTAATGCTGGATCAACATGTAATATAGGAAAATATAATGATGATGATAATGATTTTATAAGAAATATAACAGATAAGGAATATGAAAGTTTTATTGAAAAAATTATAAAAAATAGGGGGAAGAGATATGGAAAATAAAATGGACACAATAGAGATAGTAAACAGAGGAAAAGTTAGCTATCTCTATTACAATGATACTTTTGAAGAAGATATACAGTTAATCGAAAGAAATGGACAAGAGCAATATGCATTTGTTTTTAGAAATACGGAAAAATTACATAAATTATTAAAAGAATTCGATGAAAATGTATGGTTAAAAAGATATAATTCTTGTTTCAAACACGTGGCATTGGCAATTAAAAAGAAAAAAATGGAGGAAGTATAAATGGTAATTAAAGATACTGTTAAAGAAAATGTACTAATAAATGGAAGGATTGGAGAATTTGAATATAATACATTTCAAAAAGATATAGATAATTTAATTCAAAGATATGGGAGTGCATTTATAACTAGAGAATTGATTGAAAAGACTCGTAAAGGTATGGGTTTAGAACAGGTAGTTAAAGAGTTGAATAATTAAATTAAATAATAGAATTGGAGGAAATAAGTATGTTATTTAAGAAATTTAATGATAATGAATTAAAAGAAATAAAAATGGCGTGTAAGGAATTGCAAGAAACTGTAAAAAGAATACGAGGAGAAAAAAGTAATAAAGAATGTAAGGAAAAGGTAATAGAGAAACAAAAAAGAAAAGATATAGATTTTAAAAAAATATTAGATGAAGGACAGAAGGTTTATAATGTAAATAATATAGAATTTCAGTATTTGCTTAAAATGTATGAAGATAGTATAGAAGATAATAGAAAAAACATATGTGAAAAGTGTGATGAAGTTATATCTGAATGTAGCAAATATAGGGTGAAATTATAAATAATTGAAGGAAAACTTGTCTAAATGTAGAATATTGAATTTTATAGAATATTATATATTTGGAGGGATAAGATAAATGGCAGGTATATTTGAAGAATGGCATAATGCTAGTTTATTATATTTTATAAAAGAAAATAAAAAAGTTACTATAGAACAAATAAAAGAAGAATTCCTTGTTAATGAAGAAGTTGTAAATTTAAATAATTTAGTAGAGGATGATTTGAAACAATTACTTGGCATGGGAAAGATAAAATTTGAAGAAGGTTATTATAGTGTGATTGAGCATTAGGAGCATCTAGTTTAGGTTATTAAATATAAAAATAGATATTAAACTTTATACTTTGGAGGATGATTGGTATGGAAGAAGTAAAAAGAAACAAAAATAATAAGTTATATAATACTATAGAATGTAGTGTATGCAGAAAAGAGTTTAAATGGGTAGAAGATATGAATGCAGAAGTAATAGTGGACAAAATATTACAAGACAATGAAAAAAACATCTTTGTATTGGACGTAGTCGCTAAATGCCCATACTGTGGATATAAAGTTAAATACATACAACAAACTATAGATAATAGATATAGATAACATAGTTATATTCTATAAATTATATTTAAAATAAAACTCAATGGAGGTAATATTTAAAATGAAAGAACTAGCATTATTTACGAAAATCGCTAAAAATATAATAATTGGTGAAATTCATAATTTTAATCAAGTCATAATTAATGATCAAAAGAATATTGATAGTATTAAGACTTTAGAAGAACAAGGATATATACAAATAATTAAATGTGAAACTAAAGAGATTGATGAGAAAACTGTTACAATAATTAATGGGAGTGTTACAGATAAAGGAATTAAATACATAAAAGAAAATAAATTAGAAGTGTATAATAATGATAATTAAATAAGTTTATTAAGGGTATCTGTTAATTTAGGTACTCTTTTTAATACATTTAATTTTAATTCATTGAGTATATAAATTTAAGGTGGTATAATATTCCTGCAATAAAATTATAGGGATATGGGGTGAAAGTTATAGAAGACTTTAATAATAACGAAAAAGATCAAAATGATTTATATGATAATCTTAAAAAGATAAAAGATAATATACAAATAATCGAAGTTAATATTGATAAAGGGTTAATTTATATCCCAATATGGTATAATATTAATGCTCATATAAAATATTTTGATGAATATGAAAAATTTGAAGATTATAGAAAAGCGTTTTGTGGTTTGATATTTTCAATGATTGAAGATAATGTACCACAAATTAATCAATTAATTGATGATATAAATATAAATGATATATATCAAATAGATGATAAATATTTAATTAAAGTATTAAAATTAGTAATTGATCAATCAGATGATTTAACTGAGTATTATAATGAAAAATCTACTGGCAATTACTTTGAAGATTTTTATGATTCAATTAATTATGAAAAAAATAAATACATGAAAAAGATTCAGGAATCATTTAAAATACCTAAAAGTCTAGAAAATATCATTAATTCAATACCTAAAATCACCATACCTACATATGTAACAAAAAATCTTCAGCAGGTAAATGAATTTTCAAAACCAATAAGAGATGCATATAAAAATATTCCTAATCTCATAAAACCTATACAATTTCAACATCAAGATATAATAAATAATTTAGCAAAGATTAATGCTAATATATCTAAAAGATTTGCTGATATATCTAATTCAATAAATGCTATGAAGTTTCCTAAAAAAGTTAAAGAAATAAATAAAGAATTATTGAAATTTGGATGGTATACTTTTGGAGAATTTTCAATAGATGATATTAATCAATTGTATAATATTATTGAAGAATATAAAACTGATAATGATGTAAAGAAGTATAGAGAAAATATTAATAAAGTAATGAATGATTTCATTAATAATGAGTTAGAAGAATTAATAAAAAAAATATTAAATATATTTCCTGACCGTTATAAAATTATTGAAGATGCTTATAATGCACACAAAAGAGGATTATATACACTTAGTATACCAGTTATTTTAATACAGGCAGATGGTATATGTCAGGAAATATTGGGTGTTAGTTTATATTCTAAGCCTAGAGGTAAAAATGAACCGAAAACTAAAAATAGTTTGGAAAGCTTATTGAAAGAAAATAATATTGAAGTTGGAAAAGATAGTTGCATTTATTCTATGTTGTATTATCCACTTGAGATATTAAGTTGCCTAGTAGTTAATACTTGGGATATAGATAAAAAATATAATAATAATGAGATTTATTCTAAGTTTAATAGACATGCTATAATTCATGGTATAGATACGAGATATAATAATAGAACAAATAGTAATAAGTGTATTGCAATATTATCTTATTTATGTGACTTAAAAAATGAAATAGATGAAAAATAAAGAGTCTTAAGAATAGAGTTATAAATAAGGACATTAACTTAATTGTTGGTGTCTTTTTTATTGCGTGAAAATATTGGAGGTAGAAGAGAGATGTTAAAGAGTATAAACAAATTAAGAGAAATGATTATTAAAGGACAGATTAAAAGAATATTTGTATTTGATAATTGGAATAAACATTTTATAAATATAATTACAAAAGAATTTGATGGTTTAAATGTAGATATATGTGTTATTAAAAATAGTTTAAGATGTGTGGAAGGAATAAGTTTTAATAATAAGGATTGTATAATATTTAATGAAAAAGTTTTAAATAATTGTAGTGAAGTGAGTAATTATATATTGCAACAAGCTAATATTAATAATGCTCTTATAAAAGTATTTACAGAAGATATGGTAGATAATTATTATAAAGGTGTCGAAACTATAGAGTTACCGAAAGGTGAAAGAATTAAAAAAGATAATAGTAAAGTTATAGTAAAAATAAAATTAGACTCAGAGGAAGTAATGAGAGAAAGTATAAAAAGAAATATAGAAGTAATTATATAAGAAGGTGATTAATATTGCCTGTTTATAGAAAATGTACAGAATGTGGTAAGAAAGTATTAGAAGGTACATTGTGTAAGTGTGAGGAGAAGAAGAGGAAGGAAAGCTATAAAGAATATAAACGTAGAAGAATGGAAGACAGAGAAGAAAAAGTAAGACAGAAATTTTATAGTGATAAGATTTGGTTAAAGTTATCTGAGAATATAAAGAGACATTACTTCGGTATGTGTGTAGTATGTTGGTGTAAAGGATTGATACCAGCAAGTGAGTACACACATCATATTGAAACTATAAAAGATAGATTTGATTTAAGGTTTTGTGAAGACAACTTAATACCATTATGAGAGTGTTGCCATAAGAAAGTCCATGGAATGATGGATAGAAGTGAAAAGGATAAAAGAAATATACAGAAGGATTTAAAAGAACTTATTAAAAAGTTTAATGAAGAATTTTATTAAGTGGGGGAGGGTATGAAAATATTTAAGAAAGCTTAAAAAGTCTGTGGTGCCCTCTCAGTTACATAAAAATCCCTTATGAAAACTTTTAGTCAAAAAGAATTATTATTAATTAGAAAGAAAGGATGGTGATATAATGGCTAAAGCACCAAAACCAATAGAATTACAAAATAAACATTTAACTAAAGAAGAAATAGAAAATAGGAAAGAGCAAGAAGATAGACTAAAAGGTGCTGATAATAAAGTTTATAAGTCACCTAAAAATCTTTCTAAGGAAGAAAAGAAAATTTACAAATTTTTAGTAAATGAATTAAAAGAAAGTGGTATACTGTGTAATCTAGACATTACAATTTTAAAAAGTACTGCTGATTCAATATATAGAATGGAAGAATGTAAGAAAAATATAGATACATATGGAGTTGTATTATTTAAGGAAGATGGAACACTATATAGAAATCCAGCAACTACAATTTATAAAGATTATAATTCTATATTTAATAAATGTTGCATGGAATTAGGTTTAAGCCCTTCTGCAAGGGCAAGATTAGCACAAGTAAACATTCAAGCACAACAAGAAAAAGAAGACCCAGTTTTAAAAGCTTTAAAAGGTGATTATAAATGATATTATTAAATAAAGCTTTAAAATATTGTGCAAATGTACTGAATGGGACTGAAATTACTACTGATGAAGTAAAACAACAATGTAAAATATTTTATAATGATTATTATAAAAATCAATATGAAGAGGATTTTGAATTTTATTTTAATGAAAAAAAATTAAAAGTAATAAACGACTTACTTAAATTATTTAATTATGCCACTGGGTTTGTTGCTGGGAAAAATGTATTAGAAGGTTTGGAAGGATTCCAAGCCTTATTTTTATGTGCAATTTTTGGATTTAGATATAAGAACAATAAGGATAAATTTAGATATAGAGATATAGTTTTATTTATTCCTAGAAAAAATGCAAAAACTTTTCTAACAGCATTGGTGCTTATATTACTAATGTTAACAGAACAAAATTTTAGTGAATTTTATTCTATATGTATTGACAGAGATTTAGCAACTGAAGTAAGAAAAGCAATGGTACAATTATTAGATGCAAGTCCATATATAGGTAAATATTTTTGGTGTTCTGATTCTGAAATAGGTATTATTAAATGTAAATTAACAAATAGCTTTTTTAAGCCTAGAACATCAAAAGCTAATAAAAATAACTCAATCCGACCAGCTTGCTTTATAGCTGATGAAGTAGGAGCATTTACAACTAATGATAATATACAAGCTATGAGAAAAGGGCAATTAAGTGTATATAATCCATTATCTATTAAAATAACAACAGCTTATGCCGAAAGTGATTCTATCATGCTTGAAGAATTAGAATATGATAGAGCTGTATTAAATGGAACTGTAAGTAATTCTAGATTATTTTGTTTGCTATATTATTGTACTAGAGAAGAAGCGTGGACAGATATTGGATTATATAAAAGTAATCCCTTGCGTGTTGAAGAGAACTACAAGGAAATAAGGGAAGATAGAGAAACGTGTAAGATAAAAACAAGTGAACAAGCAGAGTTTTTAACTAAAAACATGAATATTTTCTTAGAAACTAATGAATTAAATAAATATATTGATATAGATTATTGGAAGAAATGTAAAGCTGATAAAATTGATTTTAAAGGTAAAAATGTAATTGTAGGTATAGATTTATCTGTAACTACAGACCTTACAGCAGTTTCTATTATGTATAAAGAAAATAATATAATTTACTGCATGAGTCATGGGTTTCTTCCAGCAGATTCTTTAGATAAGAGAAGGGAAAATATAGATTATAGAAAGTATGAAAGAGAAGATTATTGCGATATACATAAAGGGATGACAGTTAATTATACACTTGTAGAAGAATATATCAGAAACATTGAAAGTAAATATGGTTGCACTATAGAAACTATTGTAACAGATCCAATGAATGCTAAAGAGATGATTGAAAGATTAGAAAAAGATTATGATGTTTTAAAATTAAAACAAACATATACTAATTTAAGTCCCGCAACAAAGGAATTTAGAAAAAAGGTTTATGATGGACAAGTTAAATATGAAAAAAATGAATTGTTAGATTGGTGTATGAGCAATGCTATCACAACTGTAGGAAAATCTGATGATGAAATGTTAGCTAAAGAGGATAAAAACAAGCAAAGGATAGATATGGTTGCAGTTTTAATATTTTCTTATACAGAATTAATAGGAGAAGATTATACATACAATGCTTTGGAAGAACTAGAAAAAATGAGTGAAGACTGGTAGGTGATTAAAATTAAAAAATTAATAAATAAGTTTAAACAGAAATTATTTATAGCAGATATGTTATTAATAATTTCTGTTTTTATAATCTTTTTTACAACATTTTTATTAAATAAATATATTGCTATGTATTTATTATCTTTATTTTTCTTTGGGGTTAGCTATTTAATACAGAAGAACAGGAGGTGAGTTATAAATGATATGGGATAAGATAGAAAAAAGAAGTGATAAAACTACGAATATAAATGATTGGAAAGAGGTATATTCGTTTAAAAATGGATATGATATTACACCATTTGAAGATGATTTAAAAGAATCTACATATTTTAGTTGCATAAATAATATATCGCAAGATGTTGCGAAATGTACAGTACAAGTAAAAAAAGAAACTGAAAAAGGTGAAGTATTAGCAAAACAACATTATTTATATGATTTATTAAGATTAAGACCTAATCCATATATGAGTGCTATTGATTGTTATAAAACTTTTGTGGTTTTAGCTAAACATTATGGATATAGTGGGCTTTATATTAAGAGAAACGGTAGTAAAATAGAAGGATTGTACCCTGTAAAAATAAAAAATTGTACTATTGATAATGCTGGATTAATAAAAGGGGTTAAAAATAATAAAATACTATGGGACTATGAAGGTGTTGATTGTGAAGTAGGAAGTTGTTTTGATAAAGACATAATTATTTTAAGGGATTTTACTTTAGATGGAATAAAAGGTAAAGCAAATAAAAGTATTCTAAATGAGAGTTTAGACACATCTGTTAAAAGCCAAGAATATTTAAATACGTTATTTAGAAATGGATTGACTAATAAAATAGTAGTACAACTTACAAGTGATTTAAAAGAAGAGAAAGAAATAAAGAAAATGCAAGAAAAATTTAGCAGGATATATTCTTCTAATGGGAGAGTATTTACTATACCTGCTGGATATTCTGTAAATGCTTTAAATTTAAGCCTTGCTGATGCACAATATGAGCAATTACGTAGATTATCCAAAGAAGAAATAGCAATGTCTTTTAGAGTACCACTGAGTAAATTAGGATTTGTTAAAGAAAATGCTAGATCAGAGGAACAAGATAATTTAAAATATTTAAATGATTGCTTATTAATAATATTTGAACAAATAGAACAAGAGATGGACTATAAGCTACTTACAACAACGGAAAGAAAACAAGGATATAAAATAAGATTTAATGAGAAGGTATTATTAAGAACAGATTCCGAAACCCAAGCTAATGTAATTAATAGTTATGTTAGAAATGGAGTGTATGATTTAGATAAAGCGAGGGGAATTTTAGGTGCAGAAAAACTAGGTGGAGAGCCTATAATTACTTTACCCTCAGGACAAGTTTTATTGAAAGATTTATTAAATGGTAATGTTAGTTATTTGAAAAATAATAAATCGGATATAGGAGGTGATGAAGATGCAAAAACAGAAGGAAATTAGAAAAATACAAGCAAATACAATAAAAACTAGAACAGAAAATGATGAATATATTATAGAAGGTTATATAAATAAATATAATACACGTTCTCAATTTATGGGTTTTTTTGAAGAAGTGAGAAAAGGTGCTTTTGATAAATCTTTAGCAACTAAAGAATATATACCTGCTTTATATAATCATAATTCTGATAAAATTTTAGGTTCTACTAGAAGTGGAAGTTTGAAATTAATTTCTGATGATATAGGATTGAAATTTAATCTTAGAATTAATCCTAAAATTACATATGCAAATGATTTATATGAATTAGTTAAAGCAGGAGACATTGAAGGTTGTTCTTTTGGATTTTATGTGAATGATGATGAATGGACAACGCTTGAAGATGGTAATGATTTAAGAAGTATAAAAGATTTAGAATTAATAGAGGTAACTATAACACCATTCCCTGCTTACTTAGATTCTAGTGCTAATTGTAGAAGTTATGAAGAACATAAAAAAGATTCAGAAGAACATAAGAGAAATGAAGAGGAATTAAGAAAAGTTGAATTAGAATTAATAAGATTAGAACTAGAGTAAGATAGTTCTTTTTTTTTATGTAAAAAATAAAATTAAAAATTGAAAGGATGGCTTAATTATGAAAATAGAAGAATTAAGACAACAAATAGAAACAAAAACAATAGAGGTAAGAGGATTTTTAGAAAAAAATGATTCTGAAAATGCCAAAAAAGTTATGGAAGAATTAAGAGGATTAAAAGATTCTTTAAAGATAGCAGAAGAATTAGAACAGGAGGAAAGAGAAGCACTAGAGAAACAAAAAAATAAAGAAAAGAGAGGTAATAAAAGTATGGAAAAAGCAAATGAATATAGAGCAGTAGTTAAAAAAATTATGGGACAAGAATTAACAGAAGAAGAAAGAGCGATGATAAAAACTAGTGACCATAGTGCAGTTATACCAAAACAATTTATAAACGATATTATAGAATTAGAAAAAGGATATGGTTCTTTAGAAAATCTATGTGATGTAATACCAGTTACTAAAAATGAGGGAACAATTCCAGTTATAGATTTAGAGCAAGGTGAAGATTTGAAAGAAGTAACAGAAGGTGATGCAATAACAGATGGTACGCTTGTTACAACAGATACACCTTTTAAGTGTTCAAAGGTTGGGTTATTACAAAAAATTACAAGTGAAACAATAGATGATGCTGAAGTTGAAATAGAAAATTTAGTAAGAAAGAATTTTGTAATAAAGGCAGTAGCGAATAAAAATGCTAGAATTATGAAGGTTCTAAATGATAATGCAACAGTAATAGCAGGAAACTCTTATGAAGATGTACATAAGGCAATAGATAAATCTTTACCTGCTGTTAAAAAAGGATTAGTTAATATAACAAATGTAACAACATATGCAGAGTTAAAAAATATGAAAGATAAACAAGGGAGAAACTTAGATTTAATAACTGTTATAAATGGACAAGAGTATTTTGGTGGGAAACCTTTATATGTTGTAGAAGATACAGCTTTAATACCTACAACAAAAGAAAAGAAGTTTTGTATATTGATTGCAAATACTAAAGAGGCAGTAAAATTTACTAAAAGAAAAGAAATAACAGTGGCTAAGAGCCAAGAAGCAGGATTCACAACAGATTCTGTTTATTTAAGAATATTAGGTAGATTTGGGGTTAGTAAAGGTGTTACTAGAAGTATAAAGAAAATAGAATTTTAATAATTGGGTGGCTTAATGCTACCCTTTTAATAAGTAGGTGATAATATGACGCTTGAAGAAATAAAAGATTATCTTAAAATTGATGATGATTATGAAGATAATTCTTTAAATGAACTTATAGCAACTAGCGAAATTTATATAAATTTTATGGTAGGAGAAGGTTATAAGACAGATAATAAGGCTCTAAAACTTGCAAATTTACTACAGAAGAAATTGATAGCTGATATGTATGAAAATAGGAGTACAGAAGTGCCTACTAATACTAAACAGGATAGAATAGTTACAAGTATTTTAGATAAATTAAGTAACTATGAGGTGTAATTATGGCAGATTTTAAAGTTAAATTAGGAGAGCTAAACAAAAGAATAACTATACAAAAATACACAACTATACAAAATGATAATGGTTTTGATATAGAAGATTGGCAACCTTATAAAACTTTATGGGCAAGTATGAATAATCTTTGGGGAAAAGAATTTTATGCAGCAAAGGCAGTACAAGCAGAAAATACAGTAGAATTTATAGTTAGATATTCTAAAGATTTAGAGAAAATTAATTCTAAGGAATATAGGATTAAAACTATAAAAGATAAAAATGCTACAAAAGAAAAAGATAAATACAGATATTTTGATATAACCTTTATAGACAATATTAAATATGAAAATAAGTGGCTAAAGATTAAAGCTGTTGAGGTGATTTAATTGGCTGATGGTATAGAGGTTGAAGGTATGGATGAAATTTCTAAAATGTTTGAGGATATGACATTAAGTGAATCTGATAAAAAAAACGCCGTCAGAAAAGGATTAAATGTTGTTGATAAAAGTTTAGATGGACAGATACCAATAGGTAAAACCAAAAGATTATCTAAAAGAAAGAAAAGTGTTAAAAAAGAAGGGCTTGCTACAGTTGGGACAACTAGATTAACGGCTTTTTATGACTTTATGAGGGAATTTGGTACAAGCCAATCAAAGGCTCATGTAGGTTTCTTTGATAGAGCGGTAAAAGGTAGTGAAAATGAGGCAATCGAAGCAGTTGCAAAAGAATTATTAGATAAAGCAAAGTAGGTGGTGATAATTGAATATAAAACAATATCTTTTAAATGTATTGAATAATAAAGAAATTATAGATTTGTTACTAGATGAAAAAGTATTTTTTCTTCATGCTGATAATCCAGCTAAAGATTTATATCTTGAATATGAGATTATTAATGAGTATGGAACTGAGTATTCTGAGGGAAATGAAAATTTTACAACATATATAGTCCAGATAGATATATTTTCTACTGGAGATTATACAGCGTTGGAAAATACAGTTAAAAGAATAATGATACATAATGGATTTAATAGAGATATGGCAGCCGACCTTTATGAAAAAGAAACAGGATTATATCATAAGGCAATGCGTTTTAATATAAGTTTACCAATGGACTAGCTAAAAACTAGTCTTTTTTATGTAAAAAATTAATTTGAAAATTGAAAGGATGGGATTTTAATATGCCAGAACAAGTAGTGCCAGTAGTTGGTTTAGAAAAATTATATGCAGCAAAGATAATAAAGGATGATAATACGGGAGTAACATTTGATACACCAATATATTTAGAAGGAATAAAAGAACTAAGTATAAAACCTAAAATTACAACAGATGATTTTTATGCCGAAAACAAGTTATGGCTAAGTGAAAGCACTTTAGCAAATGTTGATGTAGAAGCAGATATAACAGATTTAAATACGGCAAATGAAGTTTTTTTACTTGGACATAAATTAGCAACAGAAGGTGGAATTATATATAGTGATGATGATAAAGCACCAGATGTTGCTTTGCTTTATAAAGCTAACAAAGGTAATGGAAAAGCACGTTACGGAATATTGTACAAGGGTACTTTTAGTATTTCTGATGAGCAGTATAAAGGTAAAGAGGGAAAGTCTAATTTCCAAGCAAAAAAATTAAAAGCAACATTTGCTCCATTACATTTTAATGGCAGATGGAAGTATAAAGTAGATGAAGAAGAAGGTATGACAGATGAAAAATTCTTTAAAGAGGTAATAATACCAACAGAAAAGGTTGAAACTACAGAAAAAGCAATATTAGATAAATAATTTATAGGGTGGATTGATTTCTACCCTTATTTTTATTAAAAAATTAGATTGAGGTGATTATATGTTAGAAAAAATAAGAAAGCAAAAAATAGGTGATAAAGAATATAGTTTTAGGATGATTAATAGAACTATAAGGAAAATAGATGAAAAGTATGGGAATTATGGTGATGTAATTTTTGGATTGATGGAAGGAAAACAGTTTTATACAAATACTCTCAAATTAATAAGTTTAAGTTGCATTGAAAAAGAATGGGATATAGAAGAATTAGAAGATACAATGACAGCAGAGCAATATCAAAAAATAACTGTATTAGCAGTAAATATTTATTTAGACTACATGGGATTAAATGAAGAAAATGAGGAAGAAAGAGCAGAAAAGAAAGAAGTTAAAAAAGAAAAAAACTAAATGACCAGTCAAAATCTAGATATTTAATAGATTTTGACTGGCTTTTTTATATCGCACATACACATTTAAATTATTCTAAGGAAGAATTTTGGAATACTACACATAAAGAAATTTATAAACAATGGAAAACTCACGTTAAATTTAATGGCTGGGAAGTTAAAAATAATAACGAAGAAAATAACACTACAAGTGATATAAATTATAAAAAAGTAAATATAGAAGATATAGCATTTTTATAGAAGGGAGGTTAATTAAGTGGCTAGTAATACAGAAAAAAGAATTACTGCTAAGATGGTACTTGATTCTACAGGTTACAATAATAAATTAAAAGGACTTAATTCTGAGATGAAAAAACATCAAGCGGAACTAAAATTGGCTAGTGAAGGTATTAAAAGCTTTGGTAAAGATAATGAAAAGTTAAAAACAGTGCAAGAGAGCTTATCGAAGCAAGTAGAGTTACATTCTAAAAAAGTAGATATGTATAAGAAATCCATAGAAAAAGCTAATACTAAAATGCAAGAGAATATAAAAACTAGAGATAAGATTAAAGACTCTCTTGATAAAGCCAATAGGAAATATGAAGAAGCAGTAAAAATATATGGTAAAGAATCTACTGAAGCTAAGAAAGCAAAAGATGAAGTAAATAAATTATCCGAAGAACATAAAAAAGCTGAAAAAGCAGTTGAAACTAATGCCAAACAAGTACAAAACTATGAAACTAATATAAATAAAGCTAATGCACAAATGGTAAAGACCCAAGGAGAACTTAAAAAGGTAAATGGAGAACTTGAAAAAAGTAATAATAAATGGTTAAAAGCTAGTGAAGGTTTAAAAAAGTCCAGTGAAAAACTAAAGAATGTTGGCGGTGGAATGGAAAAAGCAGGGGAAGGAATATTAAAAATTACTACACTTTTAGCCACAGGAGGAATAGCTAGTCTTAACTTTGCTACTAAGTTTGAAGATAGTATAGCAAAGGTTAGTACTATAGCGGATACAACACAAGTTCCTATAGGTGATTTAAGAAAAGGAATCTTAAAACTTTCTAATGATACTGGCATAGCTAGCACTGAGATAGCTAATAATGTTTATGATGCTATCAGTGCTGGGCAGAAAACGGGAGATGCAATTAATTTTGTAAGAAATTCAACCAAACTTGCTAAAGCTGGATTTGCTGAAGCAGGACAGTCTTTAGATGTTCTTACTACTATAATGAATGCATATAAGATGAAAGCTCAAGATGTTACAAAGGTGTCTGATATGCTTATAACTACACAGAATGAAGGTAAAGTAACCGTTGGTGAATTATCTTCTGTAATGGGTAAAGTTATTCCAACCGCAGTTGCTACGAATACAAGTTTAAAACAAGTTACAGCTGGATATGCACTGATGACTAAGAATGGTATTAAGGCAGCCGAAAGTACAACTTATATGAATGGTATGTTAAATGAAATGTCTAAAACAGGTAGTACAGCAGATAAAGCAATAAAAGCTGTTAGTGGAAAAAGTTTTCCCGAATTAATGAAAAGTGGGAAAAGTGTTAGTGATGTATTAAACATGATGAATGATTATGCTAAGAAAAATAATCTTAGTTTAAAAGATTTATTTGGAAATGCTGAAGCAGGTAAAGCAGCATTAGTTTTAAGTACAAATGCTGGTGCAGATTTTAATGAAATGCTAGGGAAGATGGAACAAAGTGCAGGAGCGACAGGAAGAGCTTTCGATAAAGTAACTAATACTAGAGGAGAAAGATTTAAAAAATCTTTAAATAAAATAAAAAATGAAGCTATTAGATTAGGTGATGCAATTGCTCCAATGATGGATAAATTAAGCGAATTAATGTCTAAATTAAGCGATAAACTTAGTGGACTTTCAAACGAACAGTTAAAAAACATAGCTAAATGGAGTGCTATGTCTATTGCAACTGGAAGTTTCCTTAAGGTTGGTGGTAAAGCAGTAAGTGGTATAGGAAGTTTAGTAGGTGGTATTGGACAAGCTACAGAATGGATAGGTAAATTAAGTGGTGCAACAAAAGTAGCAGAGAGTGTAGCAGGAGGTGCTAGTGTAGCAACAGCAGGAGTAACTAAAGGTATAAGTGCTATGGGACTGGCTACAAAAGCAGGGGCATTGCTTCTTAATCCTTGGGTTTTAGGAATTGGTGCTGCAACAATTGCTGGAGTAGCATTATATAAACATCTAAAAAAAGATGCAACACCAAGTGTAGACCTATTTGCAGATAAAGTCTCAAAAAGCAATATGGCTATGATGAACTATAGTGCTGCATCCAAAGGTATTGAAACTTCAAATGTTAAAATATCTAAATCTACTAAACAAGCAGTAGGTGCTTACATGGATTTAGATAAAAAAGCAAGCAAGTCTATGTTAAATTTAGTTGCTAATTCAAATAAGTTTAGTAAGCAAGCTAAAGACAAAGTATTAAAAAATTTTACTGATATGAGTAAGAAATCTAGTTCACTTTCCAATGAGCAAAAAAACGCTATGACAACCAATTTTAAAAAATTAGTTACTGATACAGGAGTATTAACTAAGAAAAATAAAGATGAAATAATAAAACAATATACTGCAATGGTAAATGGAACTAAAGGGCTTACAAAAAAACAGAAGGATCAAACGATAAAAGAATTTACAGATACTCTAAATAAAAGTACTGCAATTACAAAACAACAATCTGACAATCTGCAAAAAATATATAAGGATATGGGAGATAAAATTAAGATTGGTTTAGATAAAAAGAAAGCAGAAGAGTTACAAAGCCAACAAGATTTCTTCTCAAAAAGTAATGTTTTAACTACAACTGAAGAAGCTAAAATATTACAAACAACTACAACTAGTTGGGAGAATAAGAAAAAAACAATAGATGGATTACAAAATCAAATTAATTCTATTATTAAGAATGCAGCTGATAATCACAGACAAATAACAGAAGATGAAGCAAAAACAATAGATGGATTACAAAAGAAAATGAAAGAAAATGCAGTAAAAACTCTATCTGCTAGTGAAGTTGAGCAAAAGGTAATAATGGAAAGGTTAAAATCTTATAATGGAAGAATAACCTCAGAGCAAGCAAGTGAAGTTATTAAAAATGCTGAAAAGCAAAGACAAGGAGCAGTAGATAAAGCTAATAAACAGTATGATGGAACTGTAAGAAATATAATAAAACTTAGGGATGAAAGTAAAGTTATATCTGCGGATACTGCTGATAAAATGATTAAAGAAGCAGAAAGACAAAGAAAAGAAACAATAGATAAGGCAAATGACCAGAAAAAACAAGTAGTTTCTAAAGTGAAAGGTATGAATAGTGATATTGGGAAAAGTGTAAATACTACTACAGGAGACATACTATCTAAATGGGATAAATTAAAGCAATGGTGGTCTAATTGGCATCCTGACGCTAAACAATTTAATTATACTTTGAGAGGAATTGAAACAAAAGGTGTACAGAAAAAGTGGACAGGAGATAGATACTTTAGTGGTGGTTTAACGTATCTGCATGATGCACCGGGACATAATTCTAATTACGAATTGTACGATTTGCCAAGAGGTACAAGAATTTTTAACCATGATGCTAGTGCTGATTTGGTTATGAAAACAGCTGAAAATGTAGCAACTAAAGTGGCTAGTAGCGTGCTAAAAGGATTTAATGGTGTAAGTGGAATAAATGTAACACAACATATTTATTCTCCAAAACCAAGTGCAAGTGAGCTAGCAAGACAATCTAAAAATAATTTAAGAGAATTAGCTTTACAGTGGTAGAATTGAGGTGGTGATGTGAATAAAAAAGAAAAATTTATATTTAAAAATGAGAAAGGACAACAGATAGAATTTTCTATTTGGAGTCCTTTTTTCTTAGAAGATATAGATGGTATAAGTGGTTTAAAGAATATTATTTATAGTAGCAAAGGAATGAGACAAGATGGATCGACTAATACAGGTAGCACCTTAGATGATAGAAATATAGTTATTCAAGGTACTATAACAGAAAATAAAGAATTAAACAGAGAAAAATTATTAAGTATAATAAATCCTAAATTAAAATCTAAATTAATTTATATAGATGGAAATATAAAAAAATATGTAGAATGTATAGTGGAAACTGCACCTATTATACCCAAAGAAAATAATCCTAAATTTCAAATAAGCCTTTTATGTCATAATCCATATTGGAAAGATTATATTGATAGTAAAGTTAATATAGCCTTATGGAAGGGAGATTTTTATTTTCCTTTAGTAATTCCAGTTAATAAAGGAATTACAATGGGGCATAGAGAGCCTTCTTTAATAGTTAATGTACTAAATAATGGACAGGTTAAAACAGGTATGATAATAGAATTTTTTGCAAGAGGTACTCTTAAAAATCCATCTTTATTTAATGTAAATACCAGAGAGTTTATAAAGATTAATAAAGGAATGGTTGCAGGAGAAAAATTTATAATAAACACTAATTATAGTAAGAAAAAAATATTACAAGAGCTTAATGGTGTTACAACAGATATATTAAATTATTTAGATATTGTTGGTGGAGGAGATACATTCCTACAATTAGATGTAGGAGATAATTTATTTAGATATAATGCGGATAGTAATTTAGACAATTTAGAGGTTAATATTTATTTTAGTCCGCAGTATTTGGGGGTGTAGGATATATGGAGCTTTATATATTTAACAGAGATTTAGAACTTAAAGGAATATTAGATACTTTTACCTCTCTAAGATGGATTAGAAGGTATAGCAAAACAGGTGAATTAGAATTACATTGTGCTTTAAATTCTAATACATTGAAATTGTTAAAGAGAGAAAACCTAATTTATAAAAAAGATGATGCTGAAGCTGGATATATAGAAACTAGGCAACTAAAAATAGGAGATAATGGACAAGAATATTTAGAAGTTAAAGGTAGATTTTTAACTAATTATTTAGATAGACGTATTAGCTGGGATAGAGTTAATTTTGATGGAAAGACAGAAAAATTAATGAGAGAACTAGTTGATAAAAATGCCATAAATCCAACTAATATAAATAGAAAAATACCTAATTTAATTTTAGGAGATTTAAAAGAATTTACAGAGGATATTAAATATTCAAACAGCTTTGGAAATATATTAGATTGTTTAGAAAACATGTCTAAGACAAGTAACCTAGGTTATAGAAATTTACTAGATATAAAAAACAGAAGAATAATATTTGATGTATACAAAGGTGTTGATAGAACCATAAACAATGGGACTATAGCACCTTGTATTTTTTCTAGAAGCTTTGAGAATATCTTAGAACAAGAATACATGGATAGCTTAAACAATTATAAAAACACTTGCATGATAGCTGGTGCTGGAGAAGGAAGTGCTAGAAAAATAACTAGTATAGAAAATGGTGATGGATTAGATAGATATGAAATGTATGTAGATGCTAGGGATATAGAAGATAAAGAAGAAAAGAAAAAAATGGTAGCAGATAGAGACGAGGAAGGTAATGTTATTGGAGAACATGAGGAAACTTATGAAGTTGAAATCCCTTGGGAGAGGTATAAACCATTATTGATACAAAGAGGAAAAGAAAAGCTAGAAGAATGTAAGGAAATCCAAACTTTTGATAGCAAAATAAACACACAGGGAAATAACAAATATAAAGTTGATTTCAACTTAGGTGACATTGTAACTGTAGTGGATAAGAAGTGGGGAATAAGAATAGATACCCCAATTACAGAAATAGAGGAAGTGTATGAGGAAAAGGGATTAGAGGTTAATGTTACTTTTGGTAGCAACATTCCTACTATAATAGATAAAATAAAACAGGTGGTGAGGTAATGGAAAAAAGCAGTTTTTTTAATGCGGTATTAGACCAGCAAGGAAATCCAGACAGGTCTTATTTAGCAGAGGATTTTGCTAGATATTTTAGTACATTTATAGGAAATGGGGTATTTCCTAATCCAGCAAACCAATTGCAGGTAATAGCAATAGATAACAATATGCAGATAAGAATTAAACAAGGTTTAGCGTGGATTAATGGCTATAAGTATGAAAATACGGATGATTATATATTTAAACTTGATCCAGCTGATGGAGTATTAAATAGAATAGATAGAATAGCCTTAAGATTGGATTTTTTAGAAAGAAAGATTAAAGCTGTTGTAAAAAAAGGACAATATGCAAGTAGTCCAATTGGAGCAATATTACAAAGGGATAGTGATGCTTACGAAATTGCTATAGGGGATGTATATGTACGAGCTGGTGTTATAAGTATAATGCAAAGTAATATTACAGATACAAGGCTAAATTCAAATGTTTGTGGAATAGTACATGGAACTATATCACAAGTAGATACTACAGAAATATTTAGGCAGTACCAAGCTTGGTTTTTAGAGAATAAATCTAAACATGAAAAAGACTTTGAAGTTTGGATGAATGAATTTAAAATTGCTACTGGTAAAAAATTTACTGATTGGGTGGATGATTTAAAAAATTCTCTAGATCCAAACGAAGATATTGCAGCACAATTGCAGATGCAAATATCAGAAAATAAGTTACAATTGGCTAATATTGCGACAGATAATAAAAGATTAACTAAAGACAAAACAATCACAGGAGCTATAAATGAACTTTTTACAAATGCCAATAATGGTAAAAAATTAATATCTGACGTTGTCGGAAACCCATTATTGGCTACTGATACATTCCAACAACAGAATGATAAGATACAAAGTCTTAAGAATGCTCTTGTTAGTAATCTAAATGTCAAAGGACAAGTGATCAGTAATGCTGAAAGCTTAAAGAGTTTAATAGATAAGGTATTAAATATCAATACAGGTAGGAAATCTGCAAGTGGTAAGCAAGACCAGAAGAATCTTATAAATGGTATAATTTTAGAGGTTAGTGACTTGGATTTCAAACCTTCAATAATTTTTCTATATGTTAGCAGTCATCTTTCTTATAATATTGCTTATTCAAACTCATCAGTGGGCTTTAAATACTGTTATTCCAGTGGGATTAGTTCAAACTATAACTACGCAGAATTCCCACTTTTCATTAAGTCTGATGGCTTTAGGTATGAAAATTTTGATACTAACTTTTGGGATATTCGTTGGTTAGCAATAGAATAGGAGGAGAAATATGCAGAGAGGAAGCTTAATAATCTATGACAATACGGGTAAAATATTTTTAAATACGGGTGATGCAGAAGGGGATGTACTCCCTCACACAGTACCAGAGGGTTTACCCTATCTAATCACGGAGTTTGGACAATTAGATAACAAGATTGTAAAAGGTATAGATGTAGAAACTAAGGAATTAATAACAGAAGATATTCCACACATAGAAACGCAAGAAGAAAGATTAAAAAGAGAAAAGCAAGAGTTAGAAAATCAATTAATGCTTCAAGCAGACAATAATATAGGAGGGATTTTATAATGGAAATTAATATGGTGATAGTAAGAATATGTGCAGAGAGAATAGTTAATAATGGATTAAATCCTAAAACAAGCAAGACTTATATAATAGATGATGTGACAAATACAGATTATAGAAAAGCTATTGAGGATTATATATTAGAACATACACCAGAAGTTTAAGTCACAATAGATAAAGTGCTAAGAAATGCTAAAACAGTTTTAATATTGTTTTTTTTAAAATTTACTAGTAAAATATAATAAATTTATAGGAAGGAAGTGCATAAGTTGCAAAATTTTAAAAATTATACAAATGAGCAATTAATAGAGAAATATAGAAAGTTAATAGAACTTTGTAAAGAGAAAGAGTATAATTTAATGAACTCAGGTGGATTTAATAAAGAGGAAATTAAGAGGGAATTGGAGAACTTTAGAAATGAAAAGTTTTCTGTAGTAAATGAAATATCAAAACGAAATATAGAACACTTAGTATAAAAAAGCAATTAAAAGAATAAATTATAACTTAATTTAAACGACACAGTTAATAAAAAGATTGTGTTGCTTTTGTAAATAATTAAATGTTTTTAGGAGTTCACTAAACAGAAAAGTAAAGCAGATTAATTTTAAAAATAAAACAAAGAATAAGGAAGGTGAAGAATAATGCTTTATGAAGATAGCGTAAATTTAGATAATTACTTTTTTGAAGCTGATGGATTGGGGAATATAAACGTTTATAAAGCTGGTACTATGGAGTATGTAGACTTGATTCATGTAAGCTATAGATATGACCGATATGAGCTTTTAGACAATTGTAAAGAATGGATACGTAAAAGAAATGAGGAGCTTAATATCTAAGTTTTTTAAAAATAGTTTTATCAAAGTATTCTTAATAAAGCGACGCAAATTTAATTTTACGTCGCTATTGATAAAAAATGTGACACAACTAAATAATTTTATAAAGGCAAAGTAAGCACCAAGTAGGTGTTTTTATTTTGCCTATTTTTATAGGAGAAATTAAATTTCATAAGTGTGATTCAAATTTTAAAGAAAGGATGTGTATTCTATGGAACAAGAAATGATGAAATATATGATAAGCCAAGGAGCTTTTGCAGTTTTGTTTTGTTATTTATTATATTTCGTACTTAAAACATCAAAAGAAAGAGAAGAAAAAATGCAAAGCACAATTGATAAAAACCAAGAAGTTATTGGTGATTTGGCTAGAAAATTTGATGTACTTGAAGATGTTAAAAGAAGTGTAGATAAAATAGAAGATAAATTGGAGGGGTAGTATGGATAGGTTGTTAAGAAAGGTTACGAGTGCTAGGTGGCTTATAGCAGTAATACTAACTATTGTCTTTGCTATATTAGCAATTAGAAATACCCTAAATACAGAGTTTATCACTATTTATACTATGATTATAGCGTTTTATTTTAGTAAGGATAGAAAGGAAGTAATTAATTAATGAAAATAGGAATTGATTGTGGTCATACTTTAAGTGGAGCTGATTATGGAGCAGTAGGAATAAAAGCAGAAAGTAATCTAACTAGAGAAGTAGGAACTAGAGTAATAAGTAAATTACAAGCTTTAGGACATACAGTAATTAAATGTTATAAAGATACTTGTACCAACTTAAATGATAGTTTAAGTTATAGAACTAATATGGCTAATAGCAATAATGTAGACTTATATGTAAGCATACACTTTAATTGTTTTAATGGTAATGCATATGGTACTGAAGTATTTACATACGGAGGGAAAGAATTATTAGAAGCTAGAAAAGTTTTAAATAATATCTGTTCATTAGGTTATACAAATAGAGGTATAAAAGATGGTAGTAATTTATATGTATTAAAACATACAAAAGCTAAAGCCATGCTTATAGAATGTTGTTTTTGTGATAATAAAAACGATATGAATAGATTTAATGCCGAAAGTATGGCTAATGCTATAGTTAAAGGTTTGGTAGGACAAACTACAAGTAATACATCAAGCAAGCCAACAGGTAACAGCAATAATGGATGGATTAATTTAGATGGGAAAACAGGTACTATATGCACACCAAGCGGTGTAAATGTAAGAGAAAAGAAATCTACATCTTCTAACATATTAGAAACATTAGTTAACGGTACAACAGTTAGAGTATATCGTAAAGAGGGAGATTGGATACACATATATTATCCTCCATGCGGTGGATATGTTTATGCTAAATATATAAGATATTAAGTTTTATTTTTTGAATGGTATTTTGTAAATTGTTTTGTTCTTAATATATCCAAAGTTTGATGTTTTATTTACAAATATTACATTTTTGTTATAATTAAACTATATTAACAAGAGGGGGTTAAGTACATGAAAAAGAATTTTAAATTAATAATAGGTGGACTTATTATATTTATTGTAGGATATTTTATAGGTGATGCTACAGCAATTAATAGAATAAAAAAACAAATTGGACAAGGAGCAGAAAAGCAGGTTTCTAGTACAAAAGAGGAAGTAAGAGAAGAAAAGAAGGATATTAAATTTGGAGAACAATCTCCTGTAGGAAATTTAGGGGCTAAAATTTTAGAAGCTAAAGAAAGTACAGCTATTAGCAATGAATCTGGAAAATCAACACCAAGTGGAAAATTTATAGTTATAAAATTAGAGTTGAAAAATAATGGTGAAGAAGCTACAGAATATAATACTAACGAATTTGCACTAAAAAAAGATAAGACAGTATATGAAGTTGATGACAATGCTTTTGAAGCTTTAGGACAGCTTAATAGCCAAGAAACTATATATAATAAAAATAGTAGTTTTATTGGAGCATACGATAAGTTTAACTCTGGTATAACAAAAAATACTTATATTGCTTTTGATGTACCCAAGGAAACTAAAATAGAAGACTTGAAATTAATTACAAAACATAATAAAGGAATACAATTTAATCTTAAATAA